TTCCGTTGTAGTCTCCGTCCACGCCGTTGCAAGACCAATGAACGATGAAAACGACATCGGTATCGCCGTCCTCCTGCGGGAGGCAGTCGAGTTGCGAGATGTTCCAAGTGATAGTGGTCATTTATTTGCTCTCCAATGCGACGGTTTCTTCGAGGGTGAGGGTTAGGGTGATGTCGGACATATTAGGCAACCTTCACGATAATCAATGCGCGACCATCATCCTGCACGGCGATGACCTTGCCAACAGCAGATTGGTACTGCTCAAATGTTGGGTTGCTAACCGCCACGCCCTTGATTGCGCCGTTGTCGTTAATAGGGACAATGTACTGCCCCGGCGTTGCACCCAGCACATTGACCGGAACCTGTCCGGCAAAGGCAATGCGGTCTACCTTTTGACGCGCAGCCTCAAGACCTTCGGGGTCATCCTTAAAATTTGCCCCCCACGAATCGCCGCCAACATAAGACGGGTCGGTTGACTTAACAACAAACGAAATTGCATTAGCAAACACATTCGTTAATTTTCCGTCAGCGTCAATCCCGCATACATCGCCCTTGGCAAGCGCAAACTCGCCAGCCTTGGTCATGTATTCAGCGTAGTCTGCACCCGATGCGTTGACCGTGCCGCCTGCGTTGATTGACCTTAATGTTGTTGCATCGCGGCCAACTTTTGTTGCGGCATTTGCTGCGTTTGCGTTAAATCCGCTTACTCCATACCAGATTTGACTAGTTGAACCGCCTGTGCTTTGAAACTCAACGGTGGTATTGCCGCCATCGTTAGTTACAGCCTTTCTCAAAATGTGATAACTGCCGGTAGTTACTCCCACCAGCAAATCACCCCCGCTCGTGATGCGGGCGCGTTCGGCGTTGTTGGCGTAAAGAAGAAGCGCATGATTAGAAGTAGTGCCTACAATGCCTTCAGTCGTGTAACTAACAACCGTTTTAATGGTGCCATTGCCAACACCAAGCCCACCGCCTACAACATCAAGTTTTTCGGACGGACTCGCCGTCCCGATGCCGAGGTTGCCGCCAGAAAAAGTTGCAACTTCGGTTGAAGACGCACCAATTCGCAAGGCAGTACCGTCGTATCTAATTGCTGCCCCAGTTGGGCTACCTGAAATCAAGTCAGAAGCACGCCCCATGTAAAGGTCATTCGCGCCACTTTGCTCAACACGAATGAAATTGCCGCTAATATGCAATTTACCAGTAGGCGAACTCGTCCCGATGCCGAGGTTGCCACTCGCATTCAGCGTCATCGCCTGCGTGAACGAGATGGCGTTGCCTGCGGTGCCGGAGGCTGCGGTAGACCAAATATGCTGTCCGCTGTTCTGATTGTACTTTGACGCAAAACCGTTATTGATGTACTTCTCTGTGCCATCCGAAAACGCATTTTGCGTAATCGTCATGTTTGCGTTATTGAAGTTCCAGATTGCGCCAGCAGGAGTCTGAAGGGCTTTTTGCCCACTCCCCCACGCACTTGGCGTCACGCCCAGACCGAGGTTGCCGGAGGTGTCAAGACGCGCAACAGAACTTCCATTTGTCATAAAGTCAAACGGATGCGCAGTAGTCGTGCCAATCACCATCGGCCTTGCAGCGTCTGACTGGTTGTAGCGAATAGCCCCAGATACCGCAGCATCACTACGACGGAAAACATACAAATCGGTTGTATTTGCGCTTGTGTTAGCAGTAGCGGTAAATACCGTTGAGCCTGCCGAGGCACCTACAGCCTCAACCTTGCTTGCAGGCGAAGTCGTCCCGATGCCGAGGCCCGTCGAGGTGAGGCGCATTTGTTCTGTCGCGCCGTTTGCCTCAAAAATCAACTCTTTCGAGTTGTTGCCATAAAAACCAGCAAGGTTGCCAGTCGTCCCGTTTCTAAAACGAAGAATGGCATTATTGGTTGTTGAGCCTTCTAAATTTGTAACAGCATTGCCAGTTGCAAAAAGACTAAGTGTTTGCGTTCCATCAAAGGTCAGCGCACTTCCACTCGTCGCCACCTTGCTGCCGTTCAAGTACAACACGCCGTTGGCGGTGCCGCCGGAGAGGGTCAGGTTGCTGCTAACGGTAGCCGAAGCAACAGAGACATTGGTAATGCTAAGGCTGCTGATCGTGAGACTGGTCAGCGCAAGATTGGTGATACTGGCAGAGGTCGCTGACAGGTGCGTCAGGGTGGCGGAACCTGCGCGAAGCACAGTGGCTGAAGCATCCGACGAGACAAGGTTCGTGATGGATCCAGAGGTCGCAATCAGATTGGTGATCGTGGCACTGGAAGCGGTCAGGTTCGTGACAGAGAAACTGTTGGTTCCGAAGTCAGCGATGTAGTTCAAACCGTTGACGATATCCGTGCCATTTGAGACAAGGACCATCTTCTTGCCAGTCGGTACCGATACACCCGTCTGACCCGACACCTTCACCGTTACAGCGCCGGTCGAGTTGTTGAAGATGAAGTAGAGTTTCTTGTTGGCAGGCACAATCAGGTTCGTGCTTGCACCACCCGTACCGGTCAACTCGATGTACATGTTCCGGGCAACGCCGGTCGAACCATTTGGGATGGTGATCGTCGTGTCAGTGCCAGTTGCAACCGCCTGAGTCACATAGCCAGAGATGGCCTGCTCGATAAGAGTACCGAGGTTGGAATTGGTGGTCGTACCCCAAGTACCGGCTTGGTCGCCAGTACCGATGAGTTCGATAGCAAGGTTGGTGCTGAATGTACTAGCCATGTTTAAACTCCTAATTCACCGTGGGGATGTTAGCCCAAGTCGTTGTTTGCGAGTCATCGACATCGGACCATCCCGGTGTCTGGTCGTCGTTTAAATTCTGCCAGTTTGCGGTCTGGTCGTCATCAACTGGATTCCAGAGATACGCCCCTGAGGTGATATCCGAGATGGTTATGGACTCAGACACATCCGCTTCGAAGGTCACCCCGCCTGAGGCGATATCAACCGCGCTCAGGATCTCGTTGATCATGGCCTTGAAGTCAACCAATCCCGCATCTATGTCAGACGCAGAGGCTGTCTCAGAGACGCTGCTGCCAAGGGCGACCAAGGACGAGGGGTCATCAGAAGCCGTCACAGACTCGTTTATGACCACCGGGAATGAGAACACTGAGTAAGACTCGTCTTGCCCGGTCGCCGTCTCAGATGCCTGTGAGTTGAAGTTCTGACCTGCCAGAACCGCATCAGAGGCCACCGCCGACTCATCCACCATGGTCTTGTAATCAGGGGTGGATAGGACCGCGTCAGAGGCTATTGCAGCCTCGCTGACCATGGTCTTGAAGTCGGCATTAGCCAGTACAGAGTCCGCTCCTGTAGCCGTCTCAGAGACGCTGGAGCCTAGACTGTAGATAGACGAGACGGTGTCTGAGGCGACAGAGGATTCCGTGACCGGTGCATTGAACTGCGTTCCGGCACCGGTATTGGCATCGTTGGCGACAGCGGTGTCTTCAGAGGAACGGTCATAGACCGACATCCCCCAACCTGCTTGACCCCAAGTGCCTGATCCCCAGCCGCCCTCAGCCACAGACTACGCCTTGACGAGTTCGTCTTCCGGAAACCAACGGGACTGGTTCTGACCGTTCGCATCGACCCAAGAGACAAGGCACATGATCACACCGTCTTCGGTCATCATGAACTTCTCTACCGGGCCTTCGGGAACAACCACTACCAACTTGACCTTCTCGCCCTTTGCAAACTTAGCCATGTTTAAACTCCTTATGCAGCGTCAAGGCTGAAGGTGTAGGTGACAGACAGGACATCGCCGTTTTGGACTGTGCGATCTCCGGGGGCTGCGAAGTCAGAGGCAGAGAACAAGGTTCCAGACGAACCGCCGGGGAGGTCTCCGCTTGTCAGGAACGCGCCACCGACATTGGCAGAGGCGTTGATCAGAAACTGTCCCGGAGAGGCAGAGTTCGCGATGACCGAAGGATCTGCCGTGGTGGCAGCGCCGAAGGTCGCAGCAGGACGGGTCGCGTTGCTGTAAGCCGTCACCTCCGTCCAACCGGCATGGCTTGCCATGGTGTCGGTCGAAGACGGGTTGTTCGAAGAGGCAGGTCCGTAGATACCGAGATACCACGCAGCGGTGTACCCGGAACCCTTGAAGTACTTGGTGTTCATGTCGGCAAGACCGACATTGACCACGAGGTTGTGGGACTTCTGCTCCCACTTCAGGTTGCCTTCCTTGTCACGGCAACGGACCGTGAAGATGCCGCCTCCCTTGAGACGAGCGTTTGCACCGCCGCCCTTTGCGACATCGGCACCGACATTGTCAAAGGACTTGGCCTTGTTGATGAACATGTGATTCTCCTAATTGAAACGCAGTAGTGCCGAGGTGTAGGTGTTGGTGGGCATCTGCACAGTGAATGTATTGGTTGCTGTTTTGTCGTTTCCGAAACTGATTACAGCGATGGAACGGTTCGCTTTGCTGAAGTTGTAGATCAATCCACCAGCAGAGGTGAAACTCGCCGGGTTCCACGCAGCGTTGTTGAAATTGACATACACGACACCGTTGGAGTTGTTGATGGTGACTCCCGTCAGCACCACGCCTCCTGCGCTGTAACCCGATCCGACCACCTCGTTGGTGGTGCTGTATACCGTTGTGTCCTCGTTCAGAGTCGCAATGCTGGTATAGAGCGCGAACTTGATGGTGTCCGTCTGTAGGTCGTGGATACCCTTGAGCAACTCCTCGCGGAAACTGACGGTCTGTGTCTGAAAGATCATGTGACCGGAATCCTATTGAGGCCAGACCGGAAGGCATCACGACGATCCTTACCTTCGCCAAGGAGTTTCAGGAGACCCAACGATTCCTGATACTTCTGTTCGTAGTAGGTGATGATGTCCTGTTCACCCTTCATGTAGAGGTAAGCCTCTCTCAGGGTTCCGTACAGAAGGACGGTTTCGAAGTTGTCACCCAGCCACGAGGTGGTAGCGGTGACGATGGATTCCGGATAGTAGTAGTAATGCAGTTCGACCTGATAGTTGCTGTCCGGGGTGGGACCAAGGATCAGCGTGTTCTTGTCGAAGATGCCGTAGTACTTGGGAACCCCAGTGTCATCCGGGTCCGGGTAGCACTCACGGATGAAGTTCACATCCTTGTCGATCAGGAACGACTGAGCGTTCGTGGTAGGGGTGATGACTGCCAACGAGAAGTTCGCCAACCAATCTGCGGGAACAGTTAGGTACTTGTTGTTGGGGGTAAGGGTGCCGATCTGATTCTTACGGATGGCAGGGATGAAGACCGCGTTGTAGATACGCTCTTCCGCCAACTGCACAAAGACAGGGATGTTCGCAACGAACGAAGTTTCCTCGTTCTGCGTGTACTGTTTAACCAGATTTACGAGTTGCGTGTAGTTCATGTCACAGCCACCGTGACGGTTCCGACGAACCCGGTCGAGATAAGATCATTGGGTGTGAGACTTGTGTCATATGCCTGCGCCCCTCCAATAGGGTTGAAACCCCACTGGATCATCCGGCTACCGTTCGCGCCTTGGTTGCCGGGGGCAAAGAAGGTGTTGTCAGGACGGGCATTACGCAGCGCCTGAGGGTCATCCATGGGGACACGACCCAACTGCAACTGGGGATGATCAACATCCATGCATTCGAAGCAGACCCGGATGCCAATCGGCAACAGGTTCTCATACTGCTGATTCAAGTCATGCAGTTCATACCGCTGTCCGCAACGGTCGCAGAACCCGAATGCGTTCTTGCCTGATGAGAACGGCTTGCCCATTTAAACATTCCTACCAATGTACCCGTTCATTGGGACAAACCGTACAGAAGCCTTTTCCCGGTCTTCGCCTGCCGCCAAGTCCCACTGAACCTCATATTCCTGCTTGAGGAACGACAGCCTGTCAGCCGCATCAGGTCTCTTCATGGCGACATAGTAGGCAAGTCCAGCCACAAGGCAGGGGAGGAACCTTGCAGGGATGTCGATGGTATTGGCACCACCAGTTCCAACATCTTGGATACGGCGCATCTTCCAGTACACGAGGGTGTAGGTCTGGGTGTTATCTGGAACAGGCCACAGATACACCACTGGCGCGGCTCTCTGACGGTCCACATAGATCTGTAGCGGCATGCCCTGAGTGAGTTTGTTGCTCAACTGGGCATAGTCCGATACTGAGATACGGGAAAGGGTGTAGTCCGTCTGACCAGAGGTGCTGCCTGCATCTGTACGCAATTGATGCTCGATGAGATCAATGGTGTCGGCAGGCATGGTGTAGGTGAAGGTTCCGGGTGTCAGTACCTGCGAACCTTGTTCCACCGTCCAGAGGTTGATGCCCCGGTTTGCCCATTCAAGCGCCATGAAGTTCATGGAGCGACGGGCAGTCTGAAGGTCGTAACCGGTACGCAACTCCAAACCCGCCCGTTCGAAAGCCTCTTCTACGAGTTCCCGAAACTCAGGGTTGAAAACTGCGGTACCGCTGGTAGGCATTAGACCATCCGACCCTTGGTCTTGCCGCGAATCTCACAGCCGCCGCCACGGACAGATCCGCCCATGGAACTTCCTGAGACCCGTCCACCAGAGCGCATACCGTCAACTTCACGAGCCTCCCGTGCGGCTCTCATCATGGCGGTTTTCTGCTGGTTTTCTGTCATGGCATCGACTCGTCTGCCAATATCGTATCGGCGTTTGGCAACTTGAAGGCCGCGCCCAACCATTCCCAAAGCACGAGCCGCAGGAGGAACAGCCAAACCAAGCGCAAAATTCTTCAATGCTTCACGATCTTCAGGAGACATCGCATCAGATTCTTTTACCTGATCACGAAATCCTGTAGCACGGTCGCTAGGAAGCGAACTACGCTTTCTATCGAGAGGGCGACGAGGACTGTTTCGCTGCGTAGGACCGCCTTCCGTCACATTGTCATCCGGGGATGGAAGGTTTTCTCGCGGTGCGAGATCATCCATCAGGTTGACCTTATCCTTTTCCTTAGACACAACCTTGGATTTCGATCTGCTTTGATCCTTTGGCTTGTCTTTTGTATCAACCTTCAAGCCGGGTTGAAAGTCTTGTCTGTCGGTCTGCATTCCGGGTTGTGGGTCTTCCTCGTACCCAAGACGACCACCATCAGAAAATCGTTGCATACGACGACCAGACTTATATTTAGACGCGTATTTCATACAACGCGACCCTTGGTCTTGCCTTTGATAGCGCATCCATCACGGCTATCACGGGTCATGCCACCCTTTCCGTAGGTCATGCCGCCACCCAGCATCTTGCCCTTGCCATCAGCGGCAAAGAACGGAACCTTGGAACCATTCTTATCGACCATCTTGAGGCTACCGCCCTCGCTGTAACCCATTCGACCACCGCGATTCATGCCCATAGGCTTTTCCATATCCATATCCTCTTCAACCTCAATGGATACCTTGACTGGGCTATCACTGCTTTCCATTTCCTTACGGCGCATACGACGAGCAACGGCTGGAAGAATGCCAACATCATTGCCAAACATGCCCTTGCCTGTTGCCATACCGTAAAGTGGCGAAAGGCTTCCAAGAATCTCTTCGATTCCACTGGAGCGTTCAACCTTAACCTCGCCGCCATCTTCGTAACGCTTGATTCGACCTTTCATGCTCGTGTCCTCCCGCGAATAGCACAACCGTCACGACCATCCTTTTTGGTCATGCCGCCACTTTTCATCGGTTCACCGGTTTCATCAACGACCTTCTTGCGCGACCTTCTAACAAGTCCGGGAAGAACATCGACATCCGATTCATCCATTCTGGCGAAGAACAAGCCTTCTCCGGGAAGTTTCTCGCCCTCATTAACGCTTTTGGTAATGCCAGATATCTCGGAACCCTTTGAGAAAGGCGACTCGGACTTTACATCCCCGCCTTCCTGATAGCGCATCTTTTTCACGCTCGTGTCCTCCCGCGCATAGCGCAGCCATCAATGCTTCCGCCCATTGCCTTTCTCTCAGGCTTGCTCATGCCAGCCTCAGAAAGGGCGATAGCCACAGCCTGTTTCGGGTTCCGGACAACCGGACCCTTCTTGCCAGAATGCAGTGTTCCCTCTTTGAACTCCCGCATCACCTTCTTGACCTTGCCAAGACCGCCCGGTTTGGAAACCTGCTGGCTCATATTGGCGCGTGACATTGCCATCTCATTTACCTCGCTGCCGGAACGGTCTTACTTTTTCTGCAACGGCTTTCGGTTGCGAGACGAACTGCTTGCCTTGGGCTTTACCCTTACGCTTGGCGGCGGTGGTACGGGCATATTCCGAAGGCGAGAGAGCCTTGATCGCAGCCTCTGGTAGATATCTTTCACCAGTTTCACTACTCGGTTTTCCACTCTTCGTCCTCCATTTCTGCTCAGTCCAAGCCTTCAATGAACGCTGTGTCGCTTTCATCTGATCGGCCCACCTACGATCCAAGCATCGCAAGTACGCGCACCGGCACACTTGAAATGGAAGAGTTCGCAGTACCCCAAATTGCTTGCCTCGATGACATCCATCGAGTAATCCTTATGAGGCTTGTCACCGGCTTCCATTCCCTTGGAGATGCAATCCAGCATCTGCTTGGTCTGGATGAATGCCGCGCAGTTCCCACAACGGGACTTCTGAGCCTCATCGACATCCACCGCCCACATCTTCGCCTTGGCCTTCCAGAACTTATCTGAAGGCTCATCAGGATTCAGTGGGCCGTAGCCGTATTCCTTGATGGCGTGGTTGCGATTCTTCAGGTTGACATGGACATCCATCGTCGCCACAGGGCAAGACTTTCCCTTGCCATTCTTGTAGGACTGTTTGATGGCCTGTCCAATCGCATCCTTTTTGACCCGCATAGCCATCAGTTCTTGTAGCCGCCTCCGGCTTCCTTGTACTTCTTGGCAAGCAACTGTGCCTTACGAGCGGACCACTGACCTGATGCTGTGCCTTGGACTGCGGAACCCTTGATCTGGTTGAACAGTCGCTTACGCATCTCAGGCTTGGTGTAGTTCCCAGCCGCGTTGACTTTGCTCTTTGCCTTAGCCATTACCACTTCACCTTATCAGCCCAATACGCCGCAGACATCTTGCCCTTGGCGATGTTGGATGCATGACGAGACTTGAACGACTCACGGCGCTTGCGATAAGACTCAGACTCTCCTGATTTCCTAGGAGAGCCTGATACGCCTTGCTGACCAAAGCGGATGGTCTTGATCTGATCGCCAGACTTGGCGACCACGACATGCGACTTGGTCGGATGACTTGGGGTTCTCTTAGGCTTGTTGAACCCAGAGACACCGGCCTGTTTCAGTCGTGAGTCTCCTGTAGCCATGACTCACCCGCAGAGAACTGTGACCTTAGACACTTGATCCAGCGTCAACACCGCGAAGTCATTGTTTCCGCTCTTCGTGGTCAAAAGACCCTCAGGAGGAACCATGGCATCGTTTGCAGTGCTGTCGGCTGGGGTGAACAACTTCAGCAGCGTGGTGTTGTTGGGCTTGGCGGTGAAGGTAATGCTACCCTCGACCGACGAAGCCACATAGATCACCTGCTTGATACGGGTGCGGGGGAACGCAAGGTCACCGCCGTAACCGATCTTGATGCCACCGGTCGAAGCCGCGCTGATGCTGATGCTGTTGACACGGGTGTAGTAGTTGGTCGAATAGACCACGGTCGCGCTCGGGCCTGTAACGGTCTCCGTCACGATGCCGTCGTAACCCGTAGCACCAACCTTGACACCGGTGACGGTGAAGGTCTTGTTGGCATCCGCGCCATTGGAGGTGATGGAAACCTTGTAGCCAGTTCCGTACTGACCTACATCATTCGCCAGAAGGGCGATGTTTCCAGACGCAGCAATGGTCGCAGAGGAGCGGAAATAGTCATCGTCGCTGGTCGGGTTAACCGCCCAGATATCGTACTGTGCCATAGAGAATCCTCCGTGTTAAACCCGCATCCAATTGGGTGCGGCGGGGTTATGCCCCGATTGGTTAAACGGTGACGCTCTTGTACAGGGCGATATACGCGGTGGTCGCTCCGACCAGAACCTGAATGTAACCCTGCTGGGCCGACACTGCGCCCGAAGCCGCGTTGACCACCACACCAATCTTGGTGCTGCCAACCGTCAGGGAGGTGCAGAGAAGGTTCGTGATCGTGCCGGAAGCAGCGGTCAAAACGGTGGCAGAGACATTGCCAACCACTGCGCCGATGAAACCATTGTCCGACTCAACCGGACCAGAGAAAGTAGTCTTAGCCATGTTTAAACCTCGTATGCGAGTTGCCTGCCAGTCTGCATACCGTCAGCCGGGTCTGTCTGGCAGGCTAAATTATCCCGGTAGTGCGATTAAACACTACACATGCACAAAAAGAAAGGGGGGCTTTCGCCCCCCCTTCCATTCCGACCCTATCAGGTCGAACCCGGCGAACCGTAGATGCCAAGCGGATCGCTGACACCAAACGAGTAACGCTCACGGGCCTTGTACCGGACATTCCCGGTATCAAAGTCACCATCCATGGAGGTCGAGAGCGGGGTACGCACGAAGTGCTTCATACCGTTCGGGACATCCGTGATGATGAAGAAGGCGTTTGTGTCAGTCAGGTAGTGATTGACAGCGTAGCCCTCCGGGATAGCGCCCATGTTGCGGATCGCGTTGATGTCGTTGTCGGCGGTCGCCGTGCGGAGAGTGGTCTCCATCAGGCGCTCGGCAACGAACATCAAGTTCGACGGCACAACGAGACGACGAGGACGGGCGGCGATCAAGAGACCGCGCTCGTCCACATAGTTCGCAATCGAGATGATTGCGTCTTCCAAGGAAGTCTCGTTGAGGTCCGCACCCACGGTCGGACGGTTGGCATTGGTGCCACCGCTGACCAAGGGGTGAGCCGTGCTGAACAGCGTCACACCGTCTCCCGACTGGAAGGTGGTGAAACCGTTGTTGAGCAGAGCCGCAGCCTTGACCTGCTTGGTGTTCGCCATACCACGGGCGAGAGCCTTGGTGTAACGAGCAGAGAGTTGGTCATAGAGATTGTCCTCCATGGCCTCCTCAGTGATCGAGAACCCCATGGCGATCGTCTCGTGGTTATAACGAGCCGTCCAAGCCTCCTGCGCGTTGTCGTAGGCAATGGCCTGACCTTCCTGCTTGACAGGGGCCGTGCCGAAGCCCGACAACTTGACTTCCTCTTCGAAAGCCTTCTCGGAGTTTTCGGTCTCATAGATGAGGGTATGCTCATCTTCGTACTTCTGGTACTCCAAGCCGAACAGGGCGTTAAGCCCCGGCAGGAGTTCCTTCAGCATCTGTGCGCGTGAAATAGCCATTTCTCAGAACTCCTTTAGGCAGTGACGCTACTGTAGTAGCCGTGGGTCAGAACATTGAGTTTGACCAACAACTCACGGTAGATCGTGAAGACAACAGTCGAAGCAGAGGGGATAGCCGTCACCGAACCCGGCACCGCGATAGCGGCGTTCAGGGTAAGCGAGGTATCACCGACCGCAGCCGCCACGCTGAGGAACGAACCAGTCTCAATCAACTGACCGTTCGATGCGTAGTAGGCCACGCTCGTGCCGACCGGGAGAGCCGCCGGAGCGCCCGAACCCGTGAGGGTAAGGGTCGTGCTGGAGGACGAACCCGTCGCCGTGTACGAAAGCGAAGTCTCAGGGACCACGCCAACGCAGCGCAGCGGGAGGATGCTGGTCGCAGGCGTAGCCGAAGGCGCGAGGATCGCGTTCTTCGAATTGCCCGTGTTCACATTACCCGTGTTGTCAACAGCCGAAAGGTTGGTTCCGACCAGCGCATACGCGCCCGATGCCATGACCGTAGTCGCAGAGCAGACCGCAGCCTTGAACACAGTGTCCGGATCGTCAACGACATACGCCAACGCATCACCAGCCAGCGTCGAAGCCGGGTAGTACTGCGAGAAACGCTTGTCCTTGGTCACCGGATCGGTGTAGGAGCAACCAACGAAAACGCCGGTCACCGCGTTGGAATTGGTGGCAGCACCAATCGAAACGCGAGTAGCCGAACCTCGCACGACTTTGACGAAATCTCCGTAGAAGATGTTCGTGTCATAGCCGTACTGAATCGGGTACATACGGGTGGAACCCGCAAATACCTGACCGCCGATGAGGTTGATCGGCAGGAACCCATAAGGGCTAGTAACATCAGTTCCTGAAGCCATTTGAAATTACCTCGAAAAGTGGAAAGATAAGGATTTAACCTCGTCCGAAACTGGTGCGCGTCGAACGCTCCGGATTAAGGAGCGGCATACGCGGATCATTCTCCCGCAGATAACTGCGGTCCACACCATCGATCTGTCGGTCAGAAACTTCTTGGAAGTACTTCTGGCGTTGCAGCATCTTCTCAAGGGGAGCCTTGCAAAGGAGCAAGCCACCCACTTCAACATTGCCTTTGAACTGGGAGTTGAGGTCAGACATGATCTTCAACTCAGGATGATCCTCTGCCTTCACAGGCTCCCAGCCTTCACGCATCTGGCGCGAGACATTCGTGTTATCCGAACGCCCCAGAGAAGAGGTGCGAATCCAGCGGAACACCCAACCATCTTTCTGTTCCGGGACCGGTAGTGCGGATTGCGGCAACCAAGTGTCGTTAGGACGGGCTTCGGTTGCACGGTCGATACGGATTTTGCGCTCTTCAGCCATTTGAAGTCTCCTTGATGACCTGTTTGGCATACTGCTCTGGGGTAAGGCCAATTCGCTTTGCGAGGGCGACTTGTGTAGCAGTCAACTGTATTTTGCGTGGTCTTGAGCCATTGTTCCGATTCGACGGGGCTACCACGGTGGAGGGGGTGCGTTGAGCCGGTGCAGATGTCACTTGGACATCTTCATCCTTCTCAAAGTAGTCTGGGAATCGCTGCCGCATGGCGGCATCGATCTTCTGATAGTACTCGTCGGTGTCGGGCTGTACGCCTTGTTCCCGAACGAGCGTCTCATGTACTCCATAGGCCAGAGCGGTCATGGCACGGTTCCCATTGGGACCGAACCATGGGTTGCCCTTGGTCCACTCTATAGCCTTGCTGCTCGGCTGCGGAGGCTGATAAGCCTGCTGCTGAACGGGCTGCTGAACCGGCTGCTGTGTCTGCTGGGGGCGACGGTTCTGAAGGACGCGCTCATGCTTCTCTGCCTCACGGACTTCCGTCTGCGCGTTAAGAAGTTTCTCTTGAGCGTCGATGATTCTCTGGGAATCACCGGCTTCGTAGGCTTCCTTGTACAGGGACTTGGCCTGATCAAGAGCCAACGATGCACGGGCCTTGATCTGTGAGACCAAGGCACCTTCGCCGCGCTGGATCAGCGACTCGTACTGCTGGTTCTTAGCAGCCAACTGCTGCGCGAACTTGACAGCCTCTTCACGCATCCGCTCTGCGGCTTCCCGCTGACGGTGCGCTTCGTGCTGCTCGTACTTGAGTTTGTTGATCCGCTTGCGGACCTTGTCGCTGTAATCCGACAACTCTTCGTCGTCTTCCTTCTCAGCCTGTTTAACCGGCTGCTTGGGGATGTCGTCAACGATGTCGAGTTCGATTTCAGGTTCCGGGGAAGATTTGACCTCTTCCTTGACGGGCATCTGCAACGGAGTTTCCACCCCGAAGAACTTGTCCTCTCGGGACATCTGCGATGTTTCTGCGCTCATACCTTGACCACTCCACGCGGATCTTCAACGATGGCTTCAACGCTATCGTCGTTGATCAGTCGGAACTCTTTCCCATGGACCTTGAAGCGGGTTCCCGAATAGGAACGCATCATGATCCAGTCCCCTTCCTTACAGTAGGGGCCAGAAGGGAAACGATCAGTGGACTTGTAAGCATCCGGTCCCATCGAGATGACGAAACCAACGATGCTCCCAATCTCTTCAGACTCAAGTGTCTGAGAAGCCTTGAGGATTCCACCTTCTGTCTTCTCTTCCGGGTTGGGCAGGGCGATGAGGATTTTGTACCCACTAGGCTTGGGTAACTGACTTGCGACCTTTTCGTCGTCTTTCTTGGACATGTTTAAAGCACCTTCCGGCGTTTGCGCCCCATGTGGGGTGGTTGCACTGTTTACACAGCGAAGTTGATAACTTGTTTAATCATCGTCAATTTGATTCGTGAGGTCAAGTAGTTCTCGCTCTGCACGGGCGAGACCCTCGATTACCCCGCAGCATCTCTTGTATTCCGGGAAGTCGGCACAGCCTCCCCCGGCGATGTGATCAGCGAGTTCATTCATCTGCTGCCTGAGGGATTTTCTCAGGAATTCCGCGAGGTTATTGCTTGCGGTTTGCATTTGAATCCCTCATTTCTTGCTCACGCTGCTGGGCGGAAAGCATGTTTCTGGCGATTTCGACCCCCAACTTGGCACCCTCGATCTTGTCCTTTGAGGCAATTTCCTTGCTCTGGAGTTCGTTCTGGGTATTGGTTGCGGCGATCTGTACGCCAAGACGCGCACCTTCGATACGCTCTTGGGTCTTGATACGGTTCTGTTCGGTCTCCATCCGCATCTGGGCCTTCTGCATATCCGCTTGGATTTTCGCCATGTCGGACTGGGCCTTCTGCTGGATCTCCTGCGCTTGGAGTTGGAGTTTCTGTATCTCCATCTGGAGGATAGGATCCTGTTGCTGCTGCTGTTGCTGCTGCATCTGGGCTTCCTGCTGGGCTTTTCCCAATACCTGAGCCGCTGCCGGGGCCACAAGACCCGAGATGCGGTACTCGATATCCTCTGGGAGAGGTTCCCCCGGAGGAGGCAGTTTGACCCCAAGTTCCTTTTCGATCTGCTGACGGTAGGCAAAACCCAAGTGTTCCGCCACATGGGCTGAGATGTTGGCCTGCAAAGCCTGAGCAGCCTGCGGGTTTTGCTGGAGCATCCCCTGTAGACGGGGATCCTGCATGAATGACATGTGTACTTGTATATGGGCCTCGTGGTCCTGATAGATGAAAGCCTTGATGGGCTTCATCTGCAAGGCGTTCATGTTCTCCGTCACAGGGTCTGTGATGGGGATATTGGCCTTATCCGGGAGGACTTCCTGCGAATCCGCTATCCCAAGAGCCTCGATCATCTGACGATGCAAGAGGGGCAGGTCATACAACTGGGGTGCCTGAGCCGCCAACTGGAGCGCGGCCTGATACTTCATGATCCGCTGCGCCATAGTTCCGGCGTTGGGATCTGAAACAGGGATGATATCGATGCGATCATCGAAATCTTCCTTGGTTAGTTTTTTACCGGGGATGTCGTAGGGGTACTCGCTGGGGCCGTAGTCATAGACCAACTGAGAAAGAAGTTTCAGTTCCTTCTTCATCGAGGCGTGTAAACGCGCCTGAACGGCAGACATGACCTTCATCGACCTTTCGATGATTGCCAAGGTAGTTCCGACAGGAGCCTCGCCGTTCATGTCCGCGACCTTCATGTCCGCCTGAGAGGCGAACCTGCGGCCTTCGTCCACGATGTTTCCAAGCAACTGATACAGGGTACCCGAGGGTTCCTTGTAGGGGAGGAAGGTGATGTTCTCCCTCAGGGTTCCGGACGGAATATCCACATCCCGGAACTCTCCCGGCATGATGGGCGTATCGTCTCCTTTGATTCTCAGACCACGGGTCTTGAGTCCACCCGGAAGGTTGGACAGGGTTCCGGCATCCACCAACTGACGGAGGATGGATGTCGAAGACTTTGCGAGTCCACCAACCAAATGGACAAGCCCAAACCCATAGAAGCCAAGTCCGGGGATGTAGGTGTACTGAACGAAGTGCTGACGGCGCTTCTTGAGCGGGTCGTCTTCGTACCAGTTCCTGCGGATGGCAAGGATCTGACGGGAAGACTTGTCTACCGTGATGACATAGGGAAGCGCGATTCCGGTGGGTTCACCGTTTTCATCGGTGTCTTCGAATCCGGGCAGGTCGTAATCGACCACCATCTCCAGAAGGGTGTAGCGCGAATCAAGTTCCATGCCCTTCGACTCACCGTTCAGTTTGTCGTAGGACTTCTGGATCTGACTCGTGTCAGGCACCGGAGGAGGGAGCGAGATATCAGAATAGAACCCGGAGACCTGCAACTTCCTGATCTCGTTGTAGGTCTTCTTCATCAAATGGGTAGCGCGTTCACAGTTGATGAGATCGCTGGCTCCGTAAGAAACCACGAAATCCTCTGCTGGAACGAAGTTCGAAGCGGGTCTACCGAGTGAAGGATCGAAGTAGACCTTGCGGAACGCTGCACCGGAGAGCGCCAACGAGAAGAGCATCTTCTCCGTCTCTGAGCGATATTCGCTCATCTTTTCCGTCAGAAGATAGTTCAGGTACTCCTGAACTCTTTGAGCCTGATCGATGCGCTCTTTGGTGGATTCACCAAGGATCTTGGTCTGTACCGGTCCTTTGGCTGGGAAGATCTCTTGGATGGTCTGGGCTTGGAACCGGACAATTGCCTCAGAGAGCATGGGGTGAAACACACCACAGGCTCCCTCCCATGGCTGTGTACGGTCCTCAATCTTCAGACCTAGGAGATCAAGACCCTTGATGTAGGTCGTTTCCCATTCCTTGCGAGAATCCTTGTCTGCTTCGTACAAGGTCGCAAGATCGTTCCCGATGTTGTTCAACACCTGATCGGGGATGAACTCCGCAAGGTTCTCGTTGTGACCCGGCTCAGGAGCAGGTTCCGGGGAAAGACTGATCTCCACCCCACCGTCCGGCAACTCCACAACGATGGATTCAGACGGCGAACCGACCGCCACTTCCATGGACATCCCTCCCGTGGGGAAGGGCATCAAAGCGCGATCAACCGCCATCTCTCTCTCCTTACAGGTCGCGGAACTTGCCGCCCTTCACGGCAGCACCCATACCACGAGCGGTACCAGAGGTACCCATGGTCATCTTGCCGCCGAACATCTTCTTCGGACGCATGGCACCACCGACCATCACCGGCTTGCCGAGGCCACTCATCTTGCCCTTCAGGGCATCCTTCGGCTGCTTGCGGCTCTTCGGAGCCTCCATCTTCTCGCTCTTAGCAGTTTTGTTCTTCATCGTTTAAATCCTCAGTAGTAGGAAGTCTTTCGTTTGTAGACCGGCTGATCCTTGTAATCAGACTGGAGGGAGATGAACCCTCCCTTGCGGTAGCGTAGGAGAGCCTGCGTCCCTGAGTCCACATAGTCATCATGCTCTCCGGCAGGAAAAGACGCAAATTCCTCAACCACTTCCTCCGCAAAACGGGTGTTGGGTCGCCATATCCTGCCACTGGAGAAGAGATCAGCAATGGCGTTTACACGGGCAACTTTATCATTACCGCGTGACGGGGTGTATTCCGATACGGGGATACCCATGGCCCTCAGTTCGAATATCAGGGGGGTGCCTGCCGCCTTGGCTTCCACAATCAGGGCATCCGGCTTCCAGTAGTTGTACAACTCCCATGCCCGTTTCTTGAGGGTTGGGAACTCCATCTTCTCCTTATGGGCATCCATAAGAATGATGTTCGACTGCATCGCCCCTGCCCCATCTGGGTGGTAGAAAACACCCCAAGTGGTACAGGCTGAGTAGTCTGATCGCTCCTTCTTCAGGAACGCGGTATCCCATGACTGGATCAAAAACTGACACTGCGGGGGTCTGTCTTGCTCCCAGACCTTCCACCAGTCCCGTTTAATCAGTGCGCCCTCTTCGGAGGTGGGATTCTGCTGGTACTGGGCCTGCCATTTATGGGTAGGGATTTCTTCCCGGATAGCCTCCAGTTCCTCTAAGGGCCAGAACTCAGGCCACAGGGGTTTGCCAGAAGGAAGGATTGCCGGGAACTCAATGACCTCCCATTCATCCCCCCCTCTCTGGGCGGATGCCTTGAGAACCTGCCCTACCAGATCCCGCTTCGACCAACGGGTACAGATCACCACAATCGCCCCACCCGGCTGAAGACGCTGGCGGGGTCCGGAGGTGTACCACTCATACGCATGGTCAAACACGGCAGGATCCGAAGACTGACCCTCCTGTTCATCATGGGGGTCATCGATGATCAGAAGATCCGCACCCTTACCGGTGACAGCACCCCCGATACCAATGGCGAAATAGTCACCCCCCTTGGAGGTACTCCACCTACCTGCCGCCTTGGAGTCCGCCCGAAGGGATGTATCAGGGAATACAGCCCGGTAGTCCTCCGAATCCACCAAGTTACGGACCTTACGCCCGAAACCTACCGCCAGTTCCGCAGTATGAGAAGACTGAATCACCTTCTTCTGGGGGAACTTGCCCAAGAACCACGCGGGAAACAGAAAAGACCCGAACTCAGACTTGGTATGCCGGGGTGGCATACAAATGATCAGCCTCTTGAGTTTGCCAGAAGCGATTTCCTCAAACTTCTGACCCATGATCTTGTGATGCCGACCCGAAATGAAACCGGGCCACACCCTATGCACGAACGAAATGAAACTCTCTTGAGACAATTCCTTCGTCTTGGCCTTCTCATACTCCTCAAGAAGCCCATAAAACTCTCTCTGCTGATCCTCAGGTAGGGTTTTCACTAAACCCATGATTCTAGGAAGGTTTTCCTGAGTGATATGCATCGAATGTACCTCAAAATGCAGGGACAATAGCCCCCGTTTCATCACAACTTTGTCTTCGCGCCGTCTCCCCTATCACCTCTTCTCTACACCCCCCCCTCAAAAGGGGGGTGTAGAGATTGACACTACAATATTCCCTTACAATATCCCCTTTAACGCATCACTTCGATGTATGGATTGCTCGTGTTCACCTTTAGTCAGTCCCTCGACTCGCAATCCTTTATAACAAGTCCGATTGTATCACAATAATTGGGGAAAGTCAATAAGAAATACACCAGAAATGCTAAATTTTTTGCAAAAAATTTTACCTGACACCCATATACCCCCTTTCTACACGCATTTTCCCCACAAATTCCATACAAAACATGAACTTACGGAACATTAACCCCTACCCCCACCCTACATTTGTTGCGTAAATGATACAGATAGGAGCGAAAGTAGGGGATCGGATGAGTGAAATCGTATATATAGGGTACGCGGGTACGCGCATGTCACGCGGGGGGTGCGGGTGCGCGATTAGACCGCGCATGCGCCTGCGTTTAACCCCCCACGGGCGCGTGTGCGATTAGACCGTGCGCGTCACGCGCTTCCTCATCCCCGGAACCTGCATCGTCGCTGTCCACGGAACCATCGTCGTCATCGTCCGCACCGTTTACACGCTCCGGCAGCATGTCGATGACCGTGACCTGAGGTGCAGCAGCAGACAGCAGCGCACCCAGTCGTCGTTCAAGTTCCACCGCGACCATCGCAGCAGGACGGTCACGCCTGTCCTCGACGACCTCGATGAACGCACCGCAGGTCTTGCCCCACAGTTCCACCGCACGGAGCCGCACATGGTCAGGACGCGCATCGTCCTCAGCGAACTGGCGTAGCAGACCCACCACTTTCGAGCGGTCTGAGACACCCTTGACCTCCATTTGCCGCATCCTCTCGCCCATTAGCGCATCCACTGCCGCCCTGATATCGCCCCGTTGCGCCAATCCTGAAGCCTTGTTGCGGATGGTGTCGCCCTGCATGTCTGTCGCGTCATACGCGAACTTGTACGCATCGCTCTGCGTCATGCCGTCTGCGAGATTCTCCGCGAATTTCCGCTGTTTTGGTGTCAACCCGTACTGGTCTCGTATGCCTGCCATTCGATCTGATTTCCCTTGTTTTGCAGTGATTAGGTAATTCTTTGACTACGCAATGAGTGGTCTTGTGCCTTTGTCACCCTGTTTTCGGGTCTGAAAGTACCTGCGGTGCTGATTAAACGCAAACTAAATTCGACCGAATATCAATGACTTAGTGTATTTGTGGTCGTGTAAACGAAGAAAGTTGTTGACTTGTGGTCATGTAATCCGTAGAGTACGCATCATCGGCAGCGGCAACGCTCCGGAGCGCACCCAGACGGCGCGTCGAGAGACAAGAGGTTCTGGTGCCGGAAGTGCGAAAGCAGCCCGGCGGCTCCACAAGGGGAGTCCGGCCTAAAGCAGACCAGTATCTGCCCAATCTACCGGGAAGCCTTCGACTGACCAGAGCATCCCACGGGGTGCTGCGGTGAGTCACCAACATGGAGAGCAATCATGGCTTACAAGAAATACGCCCGTACTTGCGACGAGTGCGGCAAGGGCATGAACGAGGGCTACTGCATCGACAGCGGCTGTGAGTATTACTGCTCCGATGCTTGCTTGCACAAGCACTACTCACCCAAGGAATGGGAGGAGGCTTATGCCGATGGCGACGGCGATTCGTACTGGACGACATGGGACGAAGACCCCGACGCGCACATGGTGGACGAGGACGACCCCGCTCCGAACAAGTTGAGTGTGGAGTTGGCGGACGCTGTCGATACGAGCGGCAAGGTCGATGAGGAGAAGGTCGTCAAGTTGTTGGCGGAGCAACTGCGCCTACGATGGCGTCTCGACCACGACAAGTACGAGTTCGTCAACTGGACGGTGACCTGCGATGTTCAGGTCAAAGAGGAGAACAAGTCATGAGCGAGAAGAAGCGAGTAGTGGTCACCATCAGGCGTGGTATCCCCGAAGTCATCGAGGCACCGGACAATATCGATGTCGAAATCTGGGACTACGACACGGACGGGATGCACCCAGACGAGTTGGACGAAGATGACAGCGGTCGTGAATATTTCTTGAGGGAGGGTTGAACATGAAAAATGAAATCGTGCGATTCGATGAGCGTTTCGGTGACTGGGGTCACGAGACTGAGGAAACGGAACGCGACTACGAGCAGCAGATTCACGAGCGCGTAGAGACCTACAGCGGCTACGCCAGACAGGTTCACAGCGGATGGGTCTGGGTTGTCGGCTGCAACGAGCAGAGATGGTCACGCAGACCGACTCGACACGCCTGTGAGCGGGTCGTGTATCAGGTCGTTGAGCATCTGGGAGAGGAAGACGCTTTCGACCTGTACACGGGCGACGATTTCGACGATGAGACCAACCCTGACGGGGTGGACACCTATCACGCATGGGATTGCGAAGGAGAACAATCATGACCAATTTCACCGAACGCGAACCGTGGTTGGCGGCTGCTGCCGTCGCCCTACAGCACCAAGTGTTCCCCCGTGCAGGGATTGAACCCGCGCAGTGGGAGCAGCGTCGATACCGTGTCGCATGTGGGTTCCCCATTGGGTACCGGGGTTCCCGGTCAGGCAAGGTGGCACTAGGTCAGGCATTCGACCCGTCCATCTCTGCGGATGGCACCTTCGAGGTGTTCATCAACCCCATCCTCGACCGTCCGTTGGATGTCCTCGCCGTTCTCGCGCACGAACTGGCGCATGTCTGGGCGGGTATCCAGTGCGGTCACCGTGGCGAGTTCGCACGGGTCGCCCGTGGCATCGACCTCGTCGGTGCGCTGACCTCGACCACTGCCGGTGCGTGGTTGTCTGCGGAACTTGCCGACATCGCGCAGATTCTGGGCGCGTATCCTCACGCGAAAATCGATCCGAATAGCCGCAAGAAGCAGGGGACGCGATTGCTGAAACTGCAATGCTCTGGCTGCGGGTGGACGGCGCGTGTGTCCGCCCTTCAGGCGAACCGGCTGCATGGCCTGTCCGCTTGCCCTGTCTGCGGAAAGTACGAAACCTTGAAACTGGAGGCTTGAACATGAATCGCACCTTCTCGCTGCCCCTCAGCGACTCTGACCGTTCGTACCTGAAGATGCATGCCGTGCGGCAGGGCAAGTCGCCCAACGCATCCGACGATGTCCTCGTCGCCATTTGGAACGGGGTTGACCCCGCCCCGGTGGCTGCTGCGTCCCTTGACGCTGAGACCATCGAAGGCATCCGCCGTGATGCCATTGCTGCGGCAGTCGCTGCGGTCGAGCAGCACCGCCCTGTGCGGATTGAAATCAAGCAGGGTGCGACCATCCGTACCCTCCCTGCGGGTCACCGTCACGCAGTGTTCGCGGATGTCCTCGCCGCCCTGTCTGTTCGCGAGAATGTGTACCTCGTCGGCCCTGCGGGGTCAGGCAAAACGACCATCGCGGCTCAGGCTGCTGACGCACTGGAACTGCCGTTCTACTCGACCGGCGCTGTCGGCATGGCGTATCAGTTGCAAGGGTTCATCAACGCCGAAGGCAAGTACATGGAGACCGACCTGTACCGTGCCTATGTGGGCGGGGGCGTGTTCCTGTTCGACGAGATTGACGCATCGTCCGCTCAGGCACTGCTCGCGTTCAACGCCATCGCTGCCAATGACCTCGCCGCATTCCCCTGCGGCACGGTTAAACGCCACGCCGACTTCGTCATCATCGCCGCTGCGAATACCTTCGGAGCCGGTGCTGATGCCCAGTATGTCGGGCGGTCGCAGTTGGATGCCGCGACCCTCGACCGGTTCTCGTTTGTCGCGATGGACTATGACGAGCGTCTGGAACTCGCCATCTCGCCCAATGACCAGTGGACGCGCCATGTCCAAGCGTTCCGCAAGGCAGTGCGCGAGTTGAAGTTGCGCCATGTAGTGTCGCCCCGTGCATCCATCAAGGGTGGCAAGTTGCTGTCAGCCGGTCTCGACTGGAACCGTGTCGAGGAACTCGTACTGACCCGCAACCTGTCCGCGCTCGACATCGACAAGGTTCGATCCAACATGCCCAAGAGGAAAGCAGCATGACCGTTTACCGCTACACCGCAGAATCATGGGACGAGTTTGTCCATGACCTCCGCACCCGCAAAATCAACTGGGCTGATGGCGGGTCGGAGTCAGTTGGTCGGGTTGACTGGTCGGGCTGCGAGACATGGGAAGATGCACTGGAGTACGCCGTCAAGGGTCACCCCGCTGGACGCGCTGCAATCGAGTCTGCGGCGGTCAAAGTGACGATGGAACCGGAACCCATGTGGGACACGGCTCCGGTCGGCGCGTTCCCTTGCATCCCGGCGAATGCAGCCGGTGTTCCGGAGGACATGTTCGCCATGTCCGACATCGCACCGCCGTCACCGTCGCCCATCGTCCGCATCGCCGTGAACATGTCGGCTAACTGCCATGTGGACGCACAGGACATCGTAAACCGTGGTGTCGCTATCGTCTCGCTCATCGACCGGATTCAACTGTCCGGTCGGCGTGTCGAGTTGATTGCAATCAAGCACGGCAACGATTTCAGGAGCAATGACAAGTTCGTCTGGTCTGTCACGGTTAAACGACCTGAGGAACCCATCGACATGGATAGGGTCGGGCTGTGCTTTGCAACGCCCATCATGCTGCGCCGGTTCTTCTTTCGGGTCTTGGAATTCATGACCCCTAGCGTGGTGGATTCATACGGGGTCTCTACCCACTTCGCAGACGAGTGCAGGGACTGCGACCTCGCCATCCCGAACATCAGCGGCGACGAGTATTCGACCCCTGAACGCGCAGTCCAGACGGTGATGAAACTTTGGCAACGGGCGGCGGCGGCGGCATGAGCCGCCCCTCCCCCCTTTTGCTTGCATGATTACTTGTTATCGACTATACTACTCAACATCGACACAGGAGCAACGACATGACCTTCAAGTACATCGCCATCAATCGCATCCCCGTCAACATGGAAAAGGCAATCAGCGACACGCAGTACGAGCGTGAGGTCGCCCGTGAGGAGCGAATCGCAGCAGCCGCGCCAGACCTCCACGCCGCGCTGCAATTCTGCTACGAGTACCTCGACGGCATCCCTGAGTCTGCTGCGGGTGGCGACGATGAGGCAGTGCGCCTCGCCCGTATCGCGAAGATCGTTTTGAACAGCATCTAACAGGAGACACGACCATGGAATTTATCGAAACCTACAAGAACACCGGCACCCTCGTCGCAATTGTCAAGAACAACGCTTTACCGAAGGATTATTTGGGCCGTCAGTTCGCCGCCAAGATTTCGGTGGAACCCAACGGCAGTGCGATGTTGGTGACTCGTGCAAACGGCGATGGCTCCACCCGCTACCGTTACTTCCGGTCATACGCCGAAGCGCAACAGGCCGCTATTAAGTGGGCCAAGCGCAAGATTGCAGAGCATCGCCGCAAAACCATCTGACCACCCCGGCGGGGGACTGCCACCCCGCCTCTTCCACAAATAGGAGACATGACCATGACCGAAGTTCGCCCTGAGTTCCACTACCTCAACCAACTTCGCGCATCTGGCGCAGTCAACATGTTTGGCGCAGCACCGCATGTCGAAAGTATGTTTGACCTGACTCGCAAGGAAGCGCGGCAAGTTGTCAGCGACTGGATGAAATGGGTCAGTGCTGACCCCGCCCGACTCAACGAAGGAGACGCACAATGAACATCATCGTCGAGCAGCGCGTTGTCTACGGGAACTTCAAGTTCTATCCGGTCAACGACCTCGCGCAGAAGTTTGCAGACCTGATGCGACAGAAGACATTCGATGTCCAAAACCTTGCAGACATCAAGGGTATGGGCATGACCGTCATCATCGATCAGAAAACCATCAGCATTTAAACAGGAGAGTGACATGAGAAAAATAGATTTCACCAAACTCAAATTGCCAGAACCTCAGACTACCGAAGACGCGCTGACCCTCGCCCTCGTGCTTGCCATCACCGCGCCAGACGAGCAGGGTTCTAGTGACGCAACGGCTATCGCACAAGACCTGTCGAAGGCTCTGTCTGAAATTGAAGTTGCCCGATGCAGGAACAGAGTCATTCAGATTCTGGAGGCAGCATGACCATACTTGAACACCTGTACGCGCTGTCAGTCGTGATTTTATCTGGCATCGTGATGGCAATCGCCGTTGTGAAAATTGCAATGCACAAAGAGGAGATGTGAAATGAGTACCAAAAATTACTGGGTTGAAAAGGCACAGTCTGTCCTTGTCGGTCGAACCATCGTCGCCGCCCGATACTTGACCAACGACGAGGCAGAACGACTGGGATGGAGCAGCCGCTCTGTCATCCTTGAACTCGACAACGGCGACCTCGTGTGGCCTAGCCGGGACGATGAGGGCAACGATGCCGGTGCATTGTTCACAACAAACAGCAACGCAGACACGCTGCCCGTGATTCGTTAAGAGGAACAATCAATGAATGAATCAGATGTTGCGAATGCAAAAGAGAGGTATAAAATGATCCGTTCTGAACTCGAAAAAGAGACCAGAGAATTTGAGTTGCTCAAGCGACAGCATGAGCGACGAGTAAGTCAACTGACTGACGATGTCATCAAGGCATGGTCGGACTACCACTCGACTAGGATTGATGCGGAGTTGGCGAAGAAACATACCGCCAGTGCTATCGACTTCATCAAGACCGCAATGGAGGGACAGCGATGAACGATGCTGATATCAAGTTGCTACAGGGACAGGACATCGACATGGAGATTCTCCGTGCGTTGATGAAAATCCAACACGACCTACGATTGTTGGTTGATCGTGTCGAGTCCATCGAACAGATGATGATTGCTCCACCACATGGATGGGAGGACATCGAAGTAACCAACCCCCCTTTCTGAAAGGAGTTTAAACATGAGCAGAATGTTTATCGATCCGACGACTGGCGAGATGCACGACGAGCGGTGGTTCCGTATGCAGGACATCGACCTCGACACCGTCATCGAGGCAGTCAAGATTGATGATGGCAACCTTGGATTTGTCATCATCCCTGAGAACATAACCCGGATGAAGGTTAGGGATGAAATGGTCATCAGTCTCATCAGTCAGTTCACTGGAGCGATTCTTGAACGCATGAACGAGACTGACGATGAGGATGAGCGTGAGCAGTTGCGTGAGATTGGAAAAAGAATCTGCACCGTGATGATGTTCAACCTCGCAGAGTTGGAAAAGGAGAAGAACCATGCAGACTTTCACCAGAGCGGAGGAAAATTCCACTGGAACCGTAGTGACTTTCACTGACTGCGACGGGAACCCTGTGCTGTGGGTGTTCCCCTCACCGGGGCGCGTCTGGAAAGATCGTTGGGTTGCCTTCACCAACAGCGAGGAGTTCAATTACTTCAAGGGTTCCGAAGAAGAAGTGTTCAAGTGGGCTGATGCCTACCTGTCCAAGTGTGTTTAACCAAGGAGAGATGACATGAAGAAGTCTGTGATGTTGATTGCGATGGCACTGGCAAGCATGTCTGCTTATGCGGGTACGGCGTACCTCAAGTACGAGCGGAACACCGGCATGACCAAGCAGTGCTACTACGACTATCTTGGCAGCGAGCATGTGCGGACGGTGAGCGTGACTGCTCTGTGTCCGCTGACCATTCAGGTCAATCGCTGATTGAAGAAGCCCCGGCTCCCATCATGGGGGTCGGGGTTCTCTCACAGCAGTTTAAGATTCTCAGGCCCGATCTCACGGGTGTTGTCAGGGTCGTAGTCTGTCGGGGTTCCCAACTCCCACGCCCTGTCGTACTGAATCCACCCGTAGATTTCTACCTCCCTTAGTTCTGGCATCACCGGCTTGGCTACAAACAGCACAAGCCCCTTCCCTACCTGATGCCGTCGAACCGCTGCGCTATCACGGGTACGCAGCCTCTTCACCTCGATGTTATCTCCAACATCCGCCATGCCTTTGTGCGTGTCGTGATGTTTAACCGACCAGACATGACCAGACCAGTATCGATTGGCGTACTTGGCAACCGCCAGTTCCGCCACACAAGCGGCGACCTGAGCGGTACGGTCATCCTCCATCCTCGCGCTGTCGTAGTGCTTGGCATTCTCCCGCGACCAGTTCTCTATGAACCGACGCGCACCGACATGTGATGCCCATTCGTACTCCCATGGGTCGAGTTTGATGATGGGTCTCACAGGTTCCCCCAGTCATACAAATCGGGTGCGCCAGTCTTGTCGCTGTATCTGCCGGTGGGCAGGTCGTAGTTCAATTCGATGTCACCCACCGCGCCGACCCATTTGAACCGGCTCTTCCAGACATGGACTTGGGTATCGTTCTTGTTGCGATGGACGGTGACACCCATGTCTGCCTTGGCAAACCACGCAGCCGATCCGCTGATGTGCTGTCCCTTGGGGATGCCACTGTCTGGCAATGCCTTGGCAGGGTGCGCCACGAACCATGCATGAATCTCATGCGACTTACAGAACAGGACGATGTCGGTGAGCATCTTGCTGATGGCTTGATGTTCGCTGTCACCTTGCATGTCGAGGTAGTTGTAGGGATCGATGACCAACCCACGCACACCCATTCTCATGACCGCCTGTTTGGTGCGGTCTATGATGGACTGTACAGTACTGGGCGCACCGTCATGGGACTGGAGGAACACGAAGTGTTGGTTCAGGAACGCGAGTGCGTAGTCGCGCTCGTCGGAAGTCATCCGGTCATCCCCGAAGAAGGGTTTACCAATGACCTTCTCTGCCAACTTGGCGATGTGCATGTGGGGTGGGTTCTCAAAACTCGCAATGGCAAATCGCCACCCCTTCTGCATGGCGATGTTCACGCATATCTGGTCGATGAGTTCTGACTTGCCAGAACCCGGAAGCCCAGTCACTACCGACAGTTGTCCCGGTAGTATTGTGTACAACTTATCAAGTGATTCCATCCCGGTGCTTGCACCCTTGACCACCCCCTGCTCGTAGAGGCTAAGGATCTGTGGGCTGAAGTCCTCTGGGAGGTACACGCCCTCAAGGGGGAGGGGTCTAGCCGCCAATAGGGCTTCTCGTAAAGCCTCAGGGCCATGTTTCTGGAGGGTCTCGTTGGAATCCTTCTCAGGGAGGGTGACCGTCCAACACTTGGCTCGACCGATACGCCTCGCCAGTTCCTCGACCAGCGCCATCCCCGGCTCGTCTTGGTCTGGGAAGAACACCACCCGCTCGACCTTGTCAATCAGTTCCCGTGCGTCCCAGATGTACGAGAAGCGACCGTCCTGCTTGGGGTCTACCTTGCCATCGGTCACCTTCTGGGGTGCGCCATTCGGGACAGACACAGCATGGATACCGGCTGACGCAAGGGCTAGGACATCCATCTCGCCTTCGCAGATGACCAGTTCCGTGATGTCCTGCGGTAGTTGGTTTAAACCAAACAGTGATCTGGCAGAGCCTTGCTGAGTGAACTCCTTGTCCCCGGTGCTGCGCCACTTGATGGCCTCAGGTTGGCGGGGGTCGCCATACACAAACCCGATGGCGGGTGAACGACCTGTCCCTGCGAAGTACTTCTCGGAACCGACCAAGGGAAACTGGTTGGCTATCTCGGGATTGATTGCCCGTTTAACCAGAAAGTCTGTGACGATCTGGGGGATATGCTCAGTGGGTGGATCGATGTGCTTAGGTGCTGTTGACTTGGTGATGTGGACTTGTTGCATGAATGTTTTCTTCCTCATTGCTCCAGAGGTTCCGCAGTGGAAGCACTGATAGACCACTCGGTCTTCTTCCACCATGACCCCCATCGTTCT